GGCTGGGCAAGAACTGGTTGGGTCAATCTGATCAACCAGAAACAGAACCTGTCGACCTACAGCCAATCGTGATACAACGCGCAGATGAAGCTGACCAAGCCGCAAGATGACATTTTTTTTAGTGACTCACGCTTTAGGGTAGTGGTCGCTGGTCGTAGATTCGGCAAAACCTTCCTGTCTACTTATGAGCTTCTGAAGCACGCCCTACAAGGTAAGCAGCGCAATTGCTGGTACGTAGCGCCGACGTATAAAGCAGCTAAGGAAATTGCGTGGAATATGTTGGTTAACGCTATCCCAGATGGCTATATGATCAAAAAAAACGAAACGGCGCTTAGTATTAACCTAAGAAACGGGTCAAGCATAGCTTTGAAGGGGGCAGAAAAGCCTGACAACTTGCGGGGTAGGGCTTTAGATTTTTGCGTTTTAGACGAATTTGCGGATATGCGGCCCGAGGCTTGGCACGAGGTGCTGCGACCCTCCTTATCTGACAGGCTCGGCAGTGCCTTGTTCATAGGAACGCCAAAAGGAAGGAATCACTTCTATGATCTGTGGACCAGGGGCATTGACGGTCTAGAGTCCTGGCAAGCATTCCAATATACGACCATTCAGGGCGGCAACGTTGAACGAGAAGAAATAGACGCAGCCAAAAACGACCTAGATAGCAGGACGTTCCAACAAGAATACGAAGCGCGGTTCGTTAACTATTCGGGGATAATTTATTACGCCTTTAGTCGAGAGGAATCGGTTAAGCCTTATAATGACAAGCCAAGCGAGCTACACATTGGCATGGATTTCAACGTTGATCCTATGTCGGCGGTGATCTGTGTAAGGGATGGCGCAACACTGCACGCAATAGATGAGATTGTTATGTTTGGCTCTAATACTGATGAAATGGTAGATGAGATCAGACAGCGTTATAAGCAAAAAGCTATAACGATATACCCTGACCCAGCTGCGGCGCAGCGCAAAACGTCAGCAGGTAGCCGGACGGATTTGAACATATTACAAAATGCAGGGTTTCGGGTTAAAGTACGTCAAAGACATCCTGCCATACGTGATAGGATCAACAGCGTTAACAGCAGACTGTTATCGAGCAAGCAGGAAAGGCGCTTATTCGTAACGCCTAACTGCAAAAACGTCATAAACAGCCTAGAGCGCCAGACCTACAAAGAAGGGACGAGCCAGCCAAACAAAAACGACGGATTCGATCACATGAATGACGCGCTTGGCTACCTTATTGAATACATGTTCCCGATTCGCAAGGAGCATGACACGCCACAGCCAAAGAGGTGGACATGAGATTTCTCGAATATCAACATCCTGACTACGATATAAATGAAAAACGTTGGGAGCTTTATCTCCGCTCGTACTTAGGCGGTGAAGATTACCAAAACGGGTCATATCTGACCGCATACATGAACGAAAGCAAAGACGAGTACAACCGTAGGGTAGCGTTAACGCCTGTTGATAACCATTGCAGAAACATCGTTCACATTTATAGCTCGTTCCTTTGGCGTGTGCCGCCAGTTCGTAACTTCAACGGGCTAACTAACAACCCAGCCCTCGAATCATTTGTTAAGGATTCTGATCTGGATGGCATGAGCTTCAATAGCTTTATGAAGCAGGCGCAGATCTGGGCATCGGTCTATGGTCACGTCTGGATTTTGGTAGACAAACCGCAGAGCAATGCCCAAACACGCGCAGAAGAACTAGATCAAGACATTCGACCTTATGTAACCCTGTTCACACCCGAAAATGTGTTTGATTGGAAATATGAGCGAACGCCTAGCGGACGTTTCGAGCTGACCTACCTAAAGCTGCGCGAATCTATTGACCGCGAAGATGCAACGACAACGGTTAGCTATTTCCGATTGTGGCGCAAAGACATTATTGAGTTCTGGAAAGACGATGGTCACACGGAAACTAAGATTGAGGAAATACCAAACCCGCTCGGCAAGATCCCGGCAGCATTTCTACCCGCAGCGCGTAGCGTCATTAGAGGCATCGGTGTCAGCGATTTGAGTGATGTAGCTTTGATGCAGAAGGCTATATATCAAGAACTTAGCGAGATCGAACAGTTAATTAGGATCAGTAATCACCCGTCACTGGTCAAAACCTACGACGCAGACGCTAGTGCTGGCGCAGGCTCGGTCATAAATTTGCAAGAAGATAGCGACCCTGGCTTGAACCCATACCTGTTACAGCCTAGCGGACAGAACATTGACTCTATACGCGAATCAATAAGAGATAAGGTCGAAGCTATAAACAAAATGGCGCACATGGGCGCGGTACGCGGCACTGAATCGCTGACGCAATCAGGCGTGGCTATGCAGACCGAGTTTCAAATGCTTAATGCTAAGCTGTCAGAAAAAGCTGACTTGTTAGAACTGGCTGAAGAGCACGTCTGGACTTATTTCTGTAACTGGCTAAACATAACGCCAGACGTCGAAGTTTTCTATCCCGACGCCTTCGATCTGCGCGATTACGAGAAAGAATTGATGTTTTTGCAGCAGGTTAGAGCCAGCGGTGTTAGATCGTTGACGATGATGCAGGAAGTCGATAAGCAAATTGCCGATTTAGTCTTAGACGACGAAAAGCTAGCACAGGCGCATGAAGAGATAATCGAAAGCACCAGAGCAGTAGGCGACTTCTCAGAGCGTACTCAAATCTACAAATACCACATCGATAGCGGGGCGGTTAGCCTCAACGAAGTGCGAGAAAAGATCGGGCTAGACGAGGTTCCCGGCGGTGACACACTTATAGAGCCATCGAACAATGGCGGCCAGTGATGATTACGCCGATTTTCTAGAGCGGCTCACTGACGGACACCAGCGGCGACTGGCAGACGTATTGCAGACGCTAGAGAATAACGTAGCGTCATTTATCAACACCGCACCAGACAGGGCTGGCAAGCTGTTTGATCTCGAATGGTCGATACAGGCTAGGCAGGAAATACGCAGACAGATCGATGCCAGCTTCCTGGGTGAGGCGCAATCTATCATCGACGGATACATGGACGTCGCAAATGAGCAGTTTGCAATGCTTTCCCAATATGGGGCTTTTACACGCGTAGCACCTGAAACTATACAAGCCTTGCAGCAGTTGAGCTTTCAAGGCTTTCAAGCAATTGCTGATCAACAGCTAGACACTCTAGCGACAGGTATATATCAGTCGACGTTGACTGGTCGCAGCAAAGACGAGCTAATAAAAGATCTGCGCGGTCAGATTAACGGCGTATATCAGCAGTCAGATGACGAGCAAGCGCGGCAGTTGGTCGAGATAGCGCAAACTGCGACAGGCCAGCGACAGAAAGACGCAATTGACAAGCTGCACAGCATCTACGCACGCGATAGGCTTGGCAATAATATGCGTCGTTACGCAACTCAGATGGCTAACGACAGCCTAGCGCAATACAGCGCATCTCTTACTAGGTCAACAGCAAACGAGGCAGGCATAACAAACTTTCAATATTACGGCGACGTGATAGCTGACAGCCGCGAATTCTGCATCAACAACGTCGGCAAGGTGTTTACTGAGGAAGAAATCCAGCGCAAATGGGAGGGATCATGGGCAGGTAAAGCTCCTGGCGACCCTTTCATCGTGCGAGGTGGTTACAACTGTCGCCATCACTGGTTACCCATTGTAGAACCCGAAGAGGTAGAGGTTGAGGAAGAAGAGCCACGCACTAGGCAGGCATTCCCGAAGGCTGACATTGGCTTGCCTAAGCAGTGGAATGACCTAGCAAACTCTGACGGTAGCATCAGGCCCGAAGCGGTGACGGTTATTAACGCCTATGAGAAACCCGAAATTATTGCCAGCAAGGGCAAAAAGCAGGGCGCTTTTTATCGACCTTGGACAAAACAAATAACCACTTACAAGAAAAACAAAAGCACGTTCCTGCACGAGTACGGTCACCACATTGACCACATTGCAACCGGGTCGGTCAATCAGACCTTATCAGAGTCGTTTTTCCCCGCTGCGGCTATGTCAGACGCTAAGAAATTAGGCATTCATCAAGTATGGAATGAAAGACTAAGTCCTCACCAGAAGATGCAAAGGCGAGATCCAGCGGTAGTCAATCGGGTGAAGCAGCTAAGGGATGAGCTAATGGATACGGTCGATTACATACCAAAATCAGGCAAGTACAAAGGCATGGTGCGCGGGACAACGGTAGAGCCTAAATTCCCCGGCGCTCGTCAAATCTCAGACATTATCGACAGCATGAGCGAGGGCGCTATGTACGATGAAGCCTATGGATTCGGGCATGGCGGTAGGTATTACATGATAAATGCGGTGCGATCACAGCAAACCGAAAACTTTGCAAACCTGTTTGCTTTGTGGGCCGAAGACAATGAGGGCTGGGAAAAGGCTCAAGAGTTATTCCCGGATTTAGTTGAAGAATTTTTGAGCATAGTCGGAGAGTTTGGTTAAATGGAAGAAGCAATAGCAGAACATGTAGAAGTTTTTGGCGTGCCGCCGTATATTATTGGGCTGTACTGGTCCGAGCAGGTTCAGTTGCTTGATGGTATTTATGAGGCAATTGATAAACTCGAACCATACGACGAGCGTTTATTCTTGACGCCTGAAGATCTCGAAGCGTATAACAAAGGCGAACTGAGGTTTTAATATGTCAAAAGAATTAGACAGAGCAAGAAATCTATGCGCCAGGAGGCCCATACCGATTGCTATTAGGCAGTTAATTGAGCCGTTAGAGGCGACTGCACCAGTTAGCGAGAACGCAGACTTTGCAGAATTACACGCAGTGATCGATGAATTGCTGCCCCTTGAAAAACCCAAAACCAAAAGGAAGAAGAAAGATGCCGAACCATTACGGACACAAGAAGAACGGCAAGAAGAAGAAGAAAAAGCCGATGAAGCGATAGATGTGGATAACCCCTGAAATTATGGGTTAAGATTCGCAAGTTACTCATTTAGAGGATGATCGTTACATGAGCGATGAAGTCATGGAAAGCGTCGAAACGGAGACGACTGAAACCACTCCGGCAGAGAAGA